GAGCCAACTTTAGACTATACAAAATACCTCAGAGAACAACCTGTTAACCGAAAAGCAGAAGACAGGCACATTGCAGAAATCCCCCCAGTATTAGCAGCAAAACTTATTAGAGATGGAATCCTGGGTGATTCCAAGAGACTATTGAAGTGGCTAGATATGCCCGAAAATAAGTGTTTCAAAACTGTTGAAGGGAGGTTGTCTTAGATGGCAATTAGCACAAAAGCAGAATTACACACTGCAGTTGCAAACTGGTTAAATAGATCCGATCTAACTGCCAGGATACCAGAATTTATTTCTCTTGCAGAGGCAGGATTCAATCGTAATCTCAGGGCAAGAGAGATGCTTGTTCGGAGCACTGCTTCAACAACAGGGCAGTATGTAAGTTTACCAACTGACTACCTGGAGATGCTGAACATCGAACTGACTTCAACTTCCCCCCCCAAACGACTGGTCTATATTACATCAGATAGATCTGATGATTACCGGGAACGACAAAACAACAAAACCGGAACTCCAGATTATTATACAATTGAAGGTACCTCAATCCAGTTATTGCCAACACCAAATGCATCAGTAACTGTTCAATTAAATTACTACCAAGATATTCCTGCACTTTCAGGTCTGGCAGATTCTGGTGACAACTGGTTATTACGGGCACATCCAGATATTTATCTTTATGGAACTTTACTTCAAGCCAGTCCATATATCATGGACCCCCAGTCTGCCCAGCAGTGGGATGCCCTATTGGTAAGATCAGTACAGGAATTGACTGCTGCAGATGAAAAAAGTAGGTACTCCGGTGGTACTTTAAATATGCGTCCTAAGTATGTCTACACATGAACGAGACATGGAACCAGGAACCAATTGGTCCAAGACTCTATGGTTCTGCAATATATGGTGATTTTTATTATGGTTCTATTGAGTGGACAGATGGAACATCACCTTCTGCAACCTGGACCAACTTAACTGATGCATCATTAACCTGGACTGATGATGTTACATCTATTTTTTTTGGTAATATTACTAATACTGTAGTTGCTAGTGTAGGAAGAAGAGTAACTTCCAGTTCAATTGTAAATGGAGGTGGATACTTCGGCAATTGGGCTAATAATGGAAATACAGGTGAATCTGATCATATATCTATAACTGCATTTGATAGTAGTGGTGGGTTAAGGGTAAGTCTTAATGATAGGTCTCGCAACACTGCTGAAGGTGGGACTTTTCTGGCGAATTCAAATCCAAGTGGAGGGTTACAAGATAATGATAAGATCATCTTCTGGGGTGAGGGTATCCCAAGTAATCTAGTTGCTGGCACTGTCTACTATGTAAAGCAGACAAGTGATGCTACTAAAATAAATATCAGGACTGATGTAGATGGCAGTGCAATTGCTTTTGTTGATGCTGGTAGTGGAATTCCTGCCGTTGCTCAGACTTCATCCCATATAAGTACAGCTTATTGTAGTACAACTTTTTTTGAAGCAACAGGAGGTTTTGGTTCAGGTTTTATAGCAACATATCATAGTGGCCCTGCAAGTGGAGGAATCGGTAGTGTAAATATAATTGCCCAGGGTAATTACACAACACTACCAACATCATTTACTGCAACTTGTCCAAGCACTCGTTTTCACTATCAGGGATATTCCGGTGCCCCGGCTTGCTTAGTAACAAATATTAGTTTTTCTGGTAGTTCAGATCTATTATTCACTGATACTGATCATACTCTAATTGATGGTGATGACATTCAGTTTACTACAACTGGCACATTACCCGGTAATATTACTACTGATACTAATTATTATGTAAGTGATAAAACGGCAACTACTTTTAAAGTAGAGACTGCAGTTGGTGGTGGCAATATACAATATAGTAGTGCTGGAAGTGGGGTAAAATATGGCAAAATTGCAACAACCTGGTCTGAACAGACCCCAGGTTCAATAACATGGGCAGAGGTATAAATGGCAAATACATTTACAAGTAATTACAATTTTGTTAAATCTGAAATTGGCGGAGATAACCAATCTTGGGGAAATAATCTCCATACGACACTAGATCTTGCAGATGTTGCAATAACAAAACTTATTGAGGATCAGTTAATTTCTGGGATCTCATCAACTGCAATTAATATAACTGGATCTGGATCTAATGGTATTATTTCAACTACTGCAAATTCAAAATATTTTGAAAGTATAGTAGTTGGAGATAAAGTTAGAGTTTCAGGTTCATCTGTAACAGCAAACGGATCTGCAGCAGCACCTGCAATTCATAAGGTAATTGCAAAAACAAGTGCAGATTCTATCACAGTTCTAACCCAATTAACAACTGATACAAGTTCTGAAATTACAGTTGCAAAAGTTCTGGAACCAGTCCATATCAACAGTGGACCAATTGTTTGTGCTCCACTTGCTAATTTAAGTGAAATCACCAGGGCAGCAGGGGGGGTAGGTCAACCAGGGTCAGGTGCAAATAAAGATGGTACTGATGCATTAAAAGCAAGTGGGAATGTAACACTTGGATCTTCAGCAAGTACCGATACAGTAACTATTACTGCTAAAATGACTGGAGATCTAACTCCAAGTCAAGATGGTTCTTATGATCTTGGGGCTTCAGGTGCAGAATGGGAGGATTTGTGGGTAGATGGAACTGCAAATATTGACTCTCTGGTTGCAGGTACTGCAGCAATATCAGGTGGTTCAATTACAGGAGGTACTGGGAAATTTACAACCCTGGCAGTTGGTACTGGAGTAGCCCCATCAGACGGAGCCACAATCAATATGACTGGTTATACAATTGGAACAAATGGTAAGGGTAACAGAACAGTTAGTGGAAGTGGACCAAGTGGTGGATCTAATGGTGATGTTTGGTATGAGGTGGCGTAATGGCTGCACCAAGTTTATCTGTTAATGATAATGGCACCTGGAAAACAGTTAACCAACCTCATGTTAAAGATGGTGATGTTTGGAAGAATATCCATAATGTCTGGATTAGAGATGCAAATACTTGGAAACTTGCTCATAAAACTGGAGTAGGACAATATTCTGCAGGTACTACTACAAGATGGGAAGGTGCAGCTTTCCAAGGTCAAAGTCCATATGCTGCATATTATACTGTACCTGATGATGGAACCAGATACTTAAGAGTTATTGTTGTTGGTCAATCAGGTGGCGGAGGTGGTGGTGCACGAACTCATGGGGGATATTATGGTAAGCATCAGACATGTTCATATGAAACTCATGCTGCATATAGTTATATTGGTGGAGCAGGTGGAGCAGCCCGTCACTACGAATTTACACTAGAAGTTGAATCTGGAAACAGGTTCCAGGCTGCATTTTGGAATGTAGTTCCAGGTTATGGTCTGGGTAATCTTGGAGGAGACTCTAAAGATTTGTATTTGGCAACTGCATCTGCCACTGCTTCTGGGACTCAGGTGTGTGGTGATACAGGAGGTGCAGCAATAGGGGAGAATTGGTTTAAATCATACTTGAGTTATAACCTCTCTATTGTTGCAGGAGGTGGTGCAGGTGGTATAGGTGCTTGTGTAAAGGTTCAATCAATATGCGATGTAGGTGGTTTCTCCAACGCATGGGGTTATGATATTCCTGGAACTGGAACAGGACCAGGAGCACAGGGAGCAACTGGAAGTATTGCCGTAACAGATCAACTTTCCAGGATAGTAACAACACATACTAATGGGGCACATGCTTCGTACCATTGGGAAGATTATGGACCAGGAAATGGAGGGATTACCTCCACTGGAGGTGATGGCAGGGCAGGTTATATTTCAATAACAGAATATAAATAATGGCAAATCCAACAACAAACTTAAATATTACACTACCAGAACCTGCTGCTGAATCAAGCCGGGGAACCTGGGGCACAACCCTGAATGATGCAATCCAGTCTCTGGATACAGGTATTGCAGACAGGGGTGTTCCTTCAGGTGGAACTGATGATCAGATACTTACTAAGAATGGAACAACAGATTATGCAACCGAATGGGCAACCAGGTTAAGTTCAGTTGCAGTAACTGGTAGTGATGGAATTGAGGTTGATAGTGGTAGTCCACTTACTGCAAATGGAACGATTGCACTTGGTGTTAACAAGAGCACAATGCTCACCTTCCTGAATGCAGAAGATGGTGCAACTGCAGACCAGACAAATGCAGAGATTAAAACTGCCTATGAAGCAAACTCTGATACCAATGCACTAACTGATGCACTCCAGACAAAACTGAATGCAATTGAAAGTTCTGCAACTGCAGATCAGACTGGTGCAGAAATTAAGACTGCATACCAAGCAGAAACAAGTGCTTTTACTGATGCCCAGTTTACTAAACTTGCAGCCATTTCAGGTACAAATACTGGTGATCAAACTCTGCCAACTGATTTTGTAAGTAAGGCTTCAGGAGGAACATTTTCTGGTGCAGTTACTCTTCCATCTCCAGTAATTAATACAGGAGTATCAGGAACAGCAATTCTGGACAGTGATACAATGAGTGGAACTTCTGCCACTACTTTATCCTCTTCAGAATCCATTAAGGCATATGTAGATGCACAA